GTCGGCTGCGATCTTCGCGTGATCCAACCTGATGAGGCGACGAGTTCGTCGCCCGTACTGGTGCGAAAGCGCCAGCTTCACGTTGCCGTCGTCTTTGGAAAGGGCGCCGGAATCGATTCCCTGGCCAACTCGCGGAAGCGAGTTGGCCACGGCGTTGATTGTCACGGACTGAGGGTCGGAAAAAGCCAAGGCACAACTCCTGAATGAAATGTCAGACGACCAACTGGTTGCTGGCCGACATGATGGAACAACGCCTAGGTTATTCGCCTAAGCGTCGAGCGCGGTGCACGTGAAAGTCCTAGTGCACCGACTATGGCCTGCTGACGCCCACTAAGGGTGTCAAACTTAAGGCCAAAGCCGAAGGGCGATGCGGCGATACGAGCTTGGGTTATTGTTCCAAACTCGTTCACCAAATTGAAGGGCGTGGCAAAGTTCTTAGGCCACACATCCCTCATCGTATGGACCGTCTGCACGGATTTCTCCTGCATCAGGTATCCATACGGCATCGCAAGGCCATCAGACGCGAAGGCAGAAACATTGTGGGCTATATCGCCCACGTTGCCGACCCAATCTGCAGCCCAGCTCCACGGAGCCAGTTCCCACAGCACGTCAGGAGTCAATCTGACGCCCAAGAGTTTGTTTGCCTCTTGGAGATGCCTATCTAACCTGTCCGCCGGCTTTTGGCCAACGTTCAAGTAGTAGGTAAACGCCCCACTAAACCAGGTATCGACCTGGGTTGTTTGAATAGTGGTTCGTGGGAATGACGTGGAGTTACCATGCCACATACCGACATCGATAGCAGGATAAACCTGCACAACGCTATCAGCGGTGGTCGTGGTAACTTCAGATGGAAAGTAGTATCGACGCCGGATCTTACGACCCGAGTCACGCGAGTATTGCGTTAACACCTTGTGAGATGTCTTCACAGCTCGCGCGAATTTTTGCAAGTCACTGACGAGAGGCTTCCAGCCAAATTCGACGTTTAGGTACTCTCCGCCCGCAGATCGCGCGCGGAGAGCTCTATCACGCCAAAGGCTGACGCCCATTGCACGAGGTAAACCCTCATGCAATTCGCCGATGAACTGTGCAGCGTCAAATACGGGATTCGTTGGGATCGACCTCGCTATCGCCGTCGCACCTAAGCCATTCAGGTAAGCCCTTGCGGGCGACCCTAGTGGCGTAAAGGTTTGCGACGGCGCTAATGACAGGACCGCAAATAGCGGTCCTTCATAGCGATAAGTCGTCCCAGAGCGGGCACCGAAGCACGAAACGTGCTCGATGTTGGTTTTAAAAGAGTTCTTAAAATGAAAGAACTCCCCGCCCATATCCCCACCGCCCAGGTCATTTCGCCTGAAGCGGTGTCCCTGTGAGTACATGTATTCTGTACTCTCCAGTATAGTACCCGTGCTAACCTTCCAAGTGCCCGTAAAATCTACGAAGCGGGAAGGCCCGGTAAACCGGACAACACGAGACTTGTACTGGTCCATCATCAGCTCCTTCAACTTGAGTGTAGTGGGATGGTCCGACTTTAACGGACCGTACCGCAAACGGCGAGAGGCAAGGGGAATTACCTTCCCACCGTTCTGTGCGTGATTAGCGCACATGGACGAAGACCCGGTTTCTGGGTCGAGTCTCCGCTACTGGTAGCATCCCACCACACAAGAGTACACTCCCCTCCTTGGGGGAGGAAGTGCACGGCACCGAACACTATGCTCACCTG